ACTTTGAACGAACACGGTCTATAAACTTAGAAAAGTTTACTTCATCTCTTGTAATTTCAGTCGCTCTACCTAAATTATATACTGCATCAGGTTTCATTCTTGTTAGTGGAACTTGTAATGATCTATACAGTCTATCTTGGAAGTATTGTACAGATTCTAATAGTTGTGGTAATGCAGTACCACCTTCAAGCACATCAATTTCCGTCCCTCTACCACCTTCACGACGAGGCAACCAATAATCTTCAAGCATTGTCATAAATTTGCGCTCGTCTTTGATCTCACCGGTCTGAGCATTGTATGATAGTTTGTTTTTATACTTAACCATCATATCACGAACATACTGCTCAGCCTTAATCTTTGGTAGATTACCAACATCAATGTAAAAGATTCTTCTTTCTGGAGCTCGAGATAAGTGATAGATTAACGACGAATCTTCAAGAGCCCGTAATTGGTTTAATGGTTTAATTGCTGGATGGAGATACGATAATACCATCGTATTATTTTCATCCATAATACCAGACGTTACGTGGATTATAGAGTCTGGTTGAATTCTAATTCCTGTTGATGTACTAGAATCTGGAATTGCTTGGCGATTCGAGTAATTAAATCCTCTATCATTATAAATGTAATATTCAGCTTTGGTTTTTTGAATTGGAATACCAGTTTCTTGATCTGAAACTTTTTGAATTTCTCTAATCTTACGAATCTTACGAGGATCGACGTATCTTAGTTCTTGAATTCCTTCATCGGGATTCTGTTCATTAATGATTACATGGTAGTAACTTCTACCATCAATATACCATCTCTTGAAAATATCGTAAGCATCGTTTTGAAAATCAATGATATCAAGTAAGTTATTAAACTCTTGAATCATCACTTTTTTCAAGTTGTCTTTAACTGGTAAATCGTCGAGAACTATTTCCACGATAGGTTTGTTGTCCTCGACGACTATTGCTTCGTTTGTTACTTCATCAACTGCTTTGGTAATTTCTGGTTGTAGAGACATTTCGCGGTATTTTGAAACCAATTCAGCTTCTGTGCGAACTGTACCATCCAAATCAACATAAGTACCAAAAGTTCCTCCAGCCGCAACTAATACGGCACCATCGTCATTCACTTCAGGAGCGAATGACTTTTCTACTTGAGGATCTTGCTCGACGTCACGTTCAATTCTAAAACCAAAAATTTTCATGAGATTATATTACGCCTTGAATTGTTACACCAGGATTGCTTGAAGTCATTTCAAATGGGACCCAATAATCAAGAGCAAATTCAACGTCAAATTGTTGAACCTGATCGATAGCTTCCCAATCAAGAGCCATTTCACTGATTGTTACAGGAAATAAGCCAACCATTGTATATGTTTTCAACAATGTTCCAGTCTTTGAATAATGGTTGACAATTGCATCTCTTTTATAACCAGACGTGGAGCTGGTTGTTGATGTGCCAGGACGAGGTGCACTGTCCGTTTGCATTAGATTGAATTGATGATCGTTTAACTGTTCGTGCCAGGTTTCCATCGCTTGACGAACTTGATAGTCTTCATCGTTCATAATCGTAACGTTCCAGTTGGTATAAACTCTATCGCCAACAAGCTTGATACGACGACCGAAATATGGAATTTCGACCTGTCCGATGATTGATGGTGGAATCTGTGATGCTTTAGCAAGAAGCGTTAGCTTCTGACGAGCATCTGAACCAGCAGATCCTGGCCACTCTGGAAAAATAATTTCAAATAGCGATGGGCGAGCACCACCAAGGCTCAGACCATTTGCTCTGAAATCGTTAATATTAAAAGCCATTTCCGACTCCTTGTTATTATTATTGTTGAAATTGGTGTCTGTAACTATTTATACAGACACCAATTAATTATTTTTAGAACTCTCCTACGACTTAAAACCTGCCAACTACTTCCGAGAAAGCAACTCCAGTACGAACTGCTACGAAGTTTAGCTGGATGAAGTTGATCGAACGTGCTGGTTTGATGTAAATATCACCAATGAATTCATTACGATCGATTACTTCTGGTGTATTGTTGGTTCCATCGCAGACAACAAGGAAATCTGTGATACCACGGCGACCTTGTACGTCACGAAGATATGGTACAACTAGATTCTTGAATTGTAGTCTTGTAAATTCATCGTTGAACTCGAATAGTGTATACTTTGAAGCACGTGAAATTGCTTTTTCAAGAACAATGAATAGACGACGAACGTTGATTCGATCAAACGCTGATGGCTTTGCAAGAAGAGTCTTGTCACCAAATAGAACAGTACCCTGACCAGGAAATGTTACTACTGGATTGATGCCACTCTTATAAAGTGTATCGCGTTCTGATTGTCTTGGATTGAATGCCAGTTTAACGATGTTCTTAATCTGACCACGATTATAACCAGCTGGTGACCACCATGGATCGTTAGTTGCATCTGTACGAACACAAAGACCAGCAACGTCGCCATTCAATGGAATCCAACGATAGATATCGTTGTATCGATCATACATATACTTGTAGCCAGAATCCAATACAGCATAAGACGTTGATCTTAGGTTGTTTCGGAAAGTAACTACTGAATCAGCTTCTTGACCAATATTGTTAACAACGTCTCCTTTTTGTGGAGAAACGAGAACGATGCAATCTTTACGGACTTCTGCGATATTATCAATTAGGTAATTTGCCAACTGGAAGTTGTTTGACTTACCTGTGAGAAGTAGAGAAACGTCAACGTCTTCGGCAGACTTATAAAGGTCATAAGCAGCTGTTACTACAGAGCGTTGAATGTTTGCTTCATCTCTTCCATCACGACCAAGCGTCATTCGATATGACACAACATCCAGAGTTGAGCTTACAAGATTTTCAGCTGTTTGAGAAGCTGCGCCAGAAATGTCGTTAGTTGCATAAACGTATTGTGAAGCATCGTTGATTACAGTCTTCCAATGGTTTGATGCCCCATCAACTGTCTTTGCATCTGTTGCACGAGAGACTGCACGATATACTTCAAGAACCGTTCCAGGAACACCGGTAAATTTACCACCTTCGTCTGTAACAACGATATGCATTTCATCTGAATTGACAGATGAGTTACCAAATTCACGTTGATAGTCGGATTGGCCAGGAGCAGCATCCACTAGATTGAAGAATTCCCAATAACGTGAGATTGTTCTGGTCGTTGCATTTGCTGAATTAAAAGTATAATCTTCTGCAAGTGTATAACGATCCTCTAGACTAATTGTATAAGAACTGTTGAAAACTGAAACTGGCTCATTAGCAGTTACACTAACGCTGGTACCGTTCGCGGCCGGTGCAGAAGAGACTACGAATGAAGTAGAGTTCGTCACGCTTGCAACTGTTAGTCCATTAGCGGCAGCAGTTGTTGATGTGAAGATGTAACCAGCAAGAATATTAGAAGTATTACCAGACGTCACAGTTACTTCAGTGTTACCATTTTCAAAGTCGATGACGATATCTTTCACTTCGTCGAGTCTGGTGCCAGAGCTTGTGCTTGTTGCATTTGAAATTGCACTAATTGTTAGGTATTGTGTTCCAATTAGAGTATTACCAACTTCAATTTTATCGGTTACTTGGAAATTGCCAATAAGAGCAGTGGCTTCGGCAACTGTTCCGTTGACAGTCATTGTTGCTGTATTGGAACCAGATGTAAACACAAGGTTTGATGTTGCGTTTGAGGTTGCAAGATTAACAGTTGAGTTGTAACCTGCAGAGTTTCCGCAAACAGAAATCTTCAATGAATTGCCAAGTTCCCCTGGAAAACGAGCAACAAACTTAACGTCAGAATCAAACGTACCTTCTTTTGTGGTGAAATGTGTTTCGTTTTTAACGATTTGATACTCAAGGTTTGCAACTGCACCCGTATTAGCAACAGCAGAAAATACTGTGTTGGTTACGAATTGGATAGCATCAGTCGTGGTATTTGCAATTGCATCCGAAGCAGCTGTTAATACAAACGCTGTAGAATTGGTAATTGAAGAAATGGTTGCTCCAACAGCAAGACCAGAATCTGATGAAGAAACGACAATCATTCCAACTTCAAGTTCAGACGTATTACCTGTTGATAATGTTACAGTTGAGTTTGAAGATTGTACGTTAGCTGTTACAGATGGTGTTTTGCCAGCGGTATTTGCAGCACGAGAAACATATAAACGGTTGCCATATGCAAGAAACGATGCAGCTGTGAAAAATGTTTCAGCGTTTAGATTGGTTGGTTTACCAAAACGATTAACTAACTGGGTTTCTGAATCAATTAGAACACGTTGTTCAATTGGTCCCCAGCGAAATACCCCGGCAATTGCACCTTCAGTTGTTGTTACTGATGGAACAATCGTAGTAAGATCAATTTCTCTTACTTCTACGCCGGGCGAAATTAATGAAGTTGCCATTGTAATCTCCCTTTGTTAGGATTGTTATTGTTATTTAATTCAAAACTATTTATTAAAAATATAGTTTTGATCAACAATCATCCATTGATCTCTACCAAAATCAGTAAATTCAGAATCTGATATTCCATCATCAATGAATCCAAATGGCAACAACTCATTCTCTAATTGTTCGTGATCCAACTCCTTCAATCTCATCAAAGTATTAATATCAGTCAATTGTTTAAAGAAAGGTTGTTCAGACAAATAACCAAATAATACTAAACACATCACCAAATCATCATGGCATCCAGGCTCTGCTTGATAACTCTGATTCTTTTTTGAGAATGTAGATAATTCGTTAATAGTTTCATAATCATTAATAATTAATTGATCTTGTTCAATCAACAACTTTAACATCGAACATCCAATAGACTTTACAGTCTTTGTTGTTCTTATTCCCTTATCGGTTGCAATATTAGACTTATAGCTTTGTGTTATTCTTTTTCCAGACTTGCCAGCAGACTCGCTAAATAACAGATTAGAATACTCAAAATCAAAATATAACGTCTCTGCTACTTGTTGACCAATGTCATTAACTTCGACTAATATTGCACAATTGTTATATTGAATGCCAATGCGATGGACCAATTCAGCAAAGTCTGCTGGAGTGGTCATGTTATCTCGATAGGTCAATACTTGTCTGTAAGGCATCTCAGTAACATCAATTACTTGTAATGCTGAATAATCTAGTCCTTTACCTCTGGAAACGTCGGCAATTCCAACGTAATTTCTTCCTTTTTCAGGCTTGAAGTATTGCTTAATATTTAATGTTTCAAACGTTGGTGTTTGAGGAGTCAATTGTTGAAGTTTCCAGCCAGCAATCAATGTACCTGATGAACCAAGATATTGATTTTCAAACTCTTGAGCAAATTTATCAGTATCAAAGTTCATTGCTGCAAGAGTGTCTTGTTTCCACTTGTCATCTCTTCCAGGAACACGTTGCCATGGAACAGAAATCAACTTGTAATTATTCTTACCTTGTCTGGCCAATGAAGTGATCTTATAGAAATGATTCAATCCATTAACTGTTGAAATTAAAACAATTTTAGTAGACTTACCAGATGAAATTGTTGGGAATACTGATGTGAAAAATTCATCCCAGTTATCGATGAACGCTGCCTCATCAATCACTAGAAGATTGATTGCATAACCACGGATGTTATTTGAAGACGTTGCTGCTGCAAGAACTCTCGACCCGTTTTCTAATTCAAATGAACCTTTGTTCCATTCAATTACACCTTGTTGTAACCATTTTGGAAGATGTTCAAACGCAAGTTGAATACGTGCAAGGATTTCTCTTGCGGTCTCTGCTTTGTTTGCAAGAATAGCAACTGTTTTGTTTGGGTTAAAAATTATATACCAAAGAACAAATACCGAAATTGAAGTTGTTTTACCAGACTGTCTCGAGCATTCAGCTACGGTATACCTTTCATTTAATACACTAGTAACGATTTCTTTTTGATAGTCATATAAAGGAATTGTTATAAGTCCTAAATCAACGTTAACAATCTTCATATGCTTTTCAGCAAAATGTATAGGATCTTTTGAACAGGCAACAAATTCTTGCACCAATTCAGGAGTCCATTGAATTGGAGTATTTGCTTTTTTTAGTGTAGACGATCCACGATATCCATTAATTGGTTTATTCATTCTAGACCTTGAATGTCTTGTTTTAATCTATCTAATCTATTAATCCATCCTTTATGATACATACCATATTTTTCTGGATTGGTTTTTACTAAACTATCATAATGATTTTTTCTGGCTTGTAATAGTTTATCTGGATCATTGCCAACATTTTTCATTAATTTTTTTGCAAAATTTGGGCCATGATTAACTGATGCATCATATATAATAGCTCTTGATTTTTTGCTGAAATTACCAAGATGACCTAACTTATCGTAATATCTTTCTTTATAGATATCCATAGCTTTTTCTGGTGTTAGATTATGGATATCAACATCTGGATTAGATTTTTGGCTAATACCATATTTGGTTAATCCACCAGTATCATGTGTTACTTCACCACCTTTTCCTTCATAATCAAATGTTCTTTTAATAAAATCAGTGAATTGCTTGTGTGGTTCAATAACGTGTTTATGGATAAATTTAGTCATCTCATCTTGTTTATTCAATGATTTAATTAGATTGCCAATATCATCATTTTTCTTTGGAGCCATTTGAATGTGCGCTGGTGGCATTGAATCTAATTCTTCTAACAGTTTTTTAAGTGTTTTCATTTTTAGTTTTTTCTAATATTTTGACTAAGTCGGCTGTCGATCCAACAAACAAGTTTTGGTTGACTGTCTGCGGTGTTTGTTCTTTTTTTTGTTTCTGCTCAATATTTACTTGTTTTAATTTAATATCCATCAATTCTTTGTTTGCAGTAGTCATTGCAGAAATCAATTCAGTTAATACACGATACACACGTGGATCCTGAGACAAGTTGGCCATTGACGCAAGCTCGGACAAAGCATTCGTTCCAACATCAAGAACGTTTTCCATATTACCTTTTGCCATTTGATAATCATCATCAGATGATATCATTTTCAATTCCTTCTTCTGAGGAATTAATGGAGTCAGGTCTAATGCTTCAGCAATCTTATCATCATTCATTGAATTCTCATTTTGGTAAAGGGGGTCTATGTTTTGGAGCCATCATTCCAACAATCTGCACTTTATGTATTGCATCAAACAATTCATCTGGCGTTTTTCCACTAGCTGCAACGCCATGAGTCAAATGTTTTGCTTCTCCAGTTTCTGGATTATATGTATGATATAATGCTCTTTTGCCAAAATGTTGGCGAAGTCTATTATGTAATCTGATGGCACCCTTTGATTGATTGTCATGAACAGCAATTCCATAATGACCCAACTTGCCACTCCATAAGTCATGGAATGCAGTAATACCCATTGATGGGCCATTTGCTCTTCCTTGAATCAGGATATTACTATGAAACTTTTCATCTGGTAATTTTCCTGGCTTATCATTTGTTTTCATATAAAAATCAACATGACCGGTTTTTCTATGTACCCAGATATGATGATTATACCCATCTTTATCTTTAACGTGATAAATTACATGATCTGATGAATTAGAATCATATTTCTTGGCTTTTTTAAATTGGTTCTTGATTCCTGGATCATCAATACTTGTTTCCGAGGGAAGTTTTGAATCTGTTCCCATTCGATTAGCAAATGTTTCATTGATGAACTGTCTTAAAGTTTTCATTCAACCCTCTTATGTGTTTGAGAAATAGATAGAATCTGTTAATGTAATATAACCCCAAGTATCATCAACTTCAATAATGTTAGTATTAACAGTTATACTATTATTAGTTGTTGGATTACCATTACTATCCATTCCAGGCTTTACTTGAATTGCTGACACATAAGTATTACTAGTCTCGGTGTTCCCAATATAGAAATCAGTATTTGAAAACTTAATAATTGGTTTTGAAACAATTGGAGCAAATAACATACCTTTAACAGTAAACGTTAATGTCCATATAACAAGTCTGTTTTCATCAAATGAGCCCTCATAAGTATCTTCCATCGTTACATCATTTAATACAATTGGAATGTCAATTGAGATATCCATTTCTGGAACTATATTAACAGTCGAAGTAAATTCTGGTGTGAAGAATGGAATTATTTGTTCAATAATCTTCGTACCATCTTCGATGTTCTTTACATAAACGCTGACGATGAATTGGAAATTATAAGGAACCGGGTTATACATTCGACGAAACTTATTAGCATCGTCGTTGTCTTTTCTAACAATTCTACCTAATGTATTCAGCTTACGTGTTGGATCATATTGCATTGATCTCATTTCAAAAGACATTCGAGGCAGTGTAATTGCAGTTTCTCTTTGGATTTCAGGATCAGCTTTGATTCGAGCTAATTCTTTGTCCTTGGGTCCGTACTGGAGAGGCACACGCATCAGGTGTGTTGTACTACCAGAACTATCAGTTCTCGTAATATTAATATCGTTTAATATCGTTCCCATATATACGACCATTTTTCTTATTGTAGAAAAATAGAACGTCTGATGTCCAAACATGAAACTCTTTCTTTTTAATTAATATTTATTTTCAGCAAAAGGATTTGATTCATCCCATGCTAATAGCGAATTAGCAGTATCTCTAGCTGACTCTTGTTCAATTCTGACGTTGTCGGCTAATGGATCAAATTCAGCAAACGTTTCTTCGTATTCATCTGTTGTTAGTATCACACCATTTTCTGTTTTCAAAGCAAAACCATCTTCTGTTTTGATACCATAATCATATGTATTAAATGAGTAATTCTTTTGCAATTGATCGATTTCAGCAATCCCAGTATTGAATTTCTCATTTGAGTATTCAAACAATTCACATTGAGCATCGTATAAATGCAATGATCCTAATGGATAGAACATATGAAATACATCAACGTATTTAATTTCAAAACATTTTTTATTCAATGGGAAGTATATTAGATCACCTTCTCTTGGTCTAATGATATGAGCAAATTGGTTTGTTATATCATTTTCAAAAGTACGTTTTGCTACCGAGAATGTTACTTGATCTCTAATTTCAAGTCCAAACTTAGACATGAAGGAGCCTTGGCCTCCAAATCCTTCAACTGACTTAATATACATTTCAATTAATAATGCATTATCATATGAAGAAACATCATCTTCTCCATAAATACCATCGTAATTATTCTCTGTACGAATAATATAATACATATCCTGGCCGTAAATTTTAATAGACTCAACGATCAGACTATCAAACAGTTCTGATTCCATTGAGTTGCTAAAATTATTAAAGAATGGAGAAGTTACCATGTCTTATTCGCTTTCTAGAGCTTTAATACTTGGATGACTTGAGAGAACTTTTAATTTTTGTTTTTCCATATCATCTAACGATTTTTGATTCTTTAATTTGATGTACATACGACGAATTTCTGCCGTATCATTATCATTCATTTCTGCAATAAATTGTCTGAAAGTTTTCATTTTTGATTCCTTTTTAGGAATTGAACTACAGGATCATTTCCAACCCAATCAAATCTAGCCGAATTATCGCCTGTCATGACGCCAGAATGTTTTTTTGCCATTCTTTCGGTGAACTTATTAAATAAATTTCTTTTATCCGTTCTATGACCAACCATATAAATTTCTTTTGGCTTATGTGTTGAAATAAAAGAATCAACTGACTTTTTGGCAAAATCAAAAATACTTGCTTTATGATGAGGTAATAATACTTGGTCAGTTTCAGTTTTTCCATTAACTCTTAAAGAAATATGATATTGTTCTCCAGGTGTTTTTGCAAAACGAACGTTGACATGATGATTACCAACAATAGTTGAATGATCTATATCGCCATTATCATGTACAACTTTTTGTGTCGTTTCTGCAATAAATTGTCTGAAAGTTTTCATTTTACCATTTTACCTTATTTGCCCAGTACGCGGCAGACTTTGGGCCTTTTGCAATATTTTGTTTATGACGTAACTTAAATCTTCTTCTTCTATTTGCATACGCTTCCGATTCACCTTCTTTTTTTGGCGAACCTTTAACACCTTTTTGACCAAATCGAATTATTTTTTCTTTGCCATCATAACACGCTTTAACAACATGAGATTTGTCGCCATGCGCCTGAGCTCTTGGTTTATTACATTTCATTTTACTTTTATCAAGCTTAGCCTCATCAATTTTTTCACAAGAACCTTTTGAATATGGTTTTTTGCCTTTTACTGGTTTGTAACCTTTCCAGCATCTTTCTTGAATATATTGAAGTAGTGTTTTCATTTCTTTACCTCTTTGAAACTATAAATCTTCCTGTTTTATTTTCAAATTGATGAATATTTTCTGGTGATACCGGATATCTAATACCAGTATCAGAATCTTGATGTTCCATTTTTAAATCTTTATTTTGATCAATCAATCTACGATATGCCATCTTTGATCCTTCAGAATGTTTCAAATCTGAATGCCATTCTCTTACATGATCATTTCTGACTAGATTAGCTATCACATTTGAATAATTTTCATTTCTTTTTTTATTTGATTCTGTATTATGCACTATAAAAGTTCCATTAATAGAATTACCAGAACCATTAATCTTAAACTTTACATGACCAGTTTTTGCATCAGTAACATGTATTGTATCATATAAATTGCTATCTCTATTTGTACTGTATTCAGAGCTTTTCCAATAATCATGACCATTATAAGATCTTAAATGTTCATGATTCTGATTATTCCAAGTATCCAACCCTGATGATTTGATTGGATCATAATCACCATCTGAGAATTTGTAATCTGATATACTATCACTTGCCTGAGGCATTTCAATAATAAATTGTTTGAATGTTTTCATTCTAAAGATACCGTTTTTCTTTTACCTCTTTCCATATTTAAGCTAGAACCTTCAGTTTTCTTTAATACTCTAACTTGGTTTGGATGAGTGATCATGTAACTTTTATTTCCTGGATCTTCTACTTCATTTGTGTATGATATTGTATGAATACCTTTGTCTCTTAAATGAGAAGCAAGTTCTTTATATTTGTTTTTGTCATCATCATGAGAACTCATCGCATTAATAATTTTTCTGTAATCATTTTTATCGATATGCCCATGTTTATGTAACAACGTAGCAATTTTCTTTGGAGAATGTTCAATTGGATCTGGTATATCAACTGTTGTGCCAAGTCTCAATCTTGTACTATACGTATCAAAACTTTTTGCTTTTGGATTTTGTTCATTTATTCTAGATGCTCTTGATCTGGCGGCATCTTTTGTTCCAAAGTGACTAAATGGTCTAAATTTATTCCCATTAAAAGGTATGTGCGTTGCATGATATAATACTTTAGATTCACCTTCATTAGCTTTGTATTGATAAGATTCATCAATCTTATTATTAAATCTCACTCTAGCCTCATTATCATGTTCATTGGTCTCAACAACACCATTATGTTTGGAAGCTAAAATTTTGGCAAATTTATGATATTGATGTATTTTTTGCAAAGCGTTTGGATCCGATGAAGTAACACCAAACCTTAATAATTTCGGTTTATTTGTTTCAATAAATGAGTTTAATGAATCTTTTAGATGATTCATCAACCCAATTTTATGTTCTGGAGGTATGTTAGTTCCTGTTCCAGTATATTTTGAATCTGTTTTAAAATCTACTGAATAATGCCCTTCTGGAGATTCATTATCATCTTCGTCTTTATATTTGTGTGTATATTCTACTTGTATATCATGTGGGCCAGATTTGCCAATAGATAATGCGCTCTTAGGATCATAATCATGCTTACCATACTCAAAATTTATTTCTTTTGATTCAATTAATGTTTGAAGTTGTTTGAATGTTAACATATTATTATCCTACAAAATCTGAAACAGGAATAGAGTAATTAGTAATCATTTCTTGCTCGAGCATTCGAATCTCTTCAACTGCTTCATCATATGTTTGCTGACCGTTAAATTGTATACCACCAGGTAATACCATTCCACTATATTTTTTCAAATTATTACCCCATTGACGTTTAATCAATGCAGTGCAATATTGTAACAACCAACGATCTTTCCATACATCCACAAAAGTATCTGGATCGATTACTTGATAAGCTTCAACAATTATATAATCTCCAACATTGATTCGACTCCAATCGCCATCAATGTGCAGTCTATTACGATGACGATTGTAGCGAATTGGTTGTTGTCCAACAAGAATTTCTTCAATTAGTCTAATGTGTTGGAACGCCATGTAATATGGAACAAGAGAAACTGATGTTAAGGTGTAAAGGTCATTCAAGCTGATTTGGTATTTAATATTGAATAGATCACCAGCTCCGAAAGAGCTACTAATTGGAAATATGTGAATCACCCCGATAATGTTATCGGGCATTGTAATATATTTGTTTGTAATATCTTCGGCCGTTACTTGGTACTTGTAGTATTGTTTTTCAGTACCATCAAAGTGATAATCATTCCAATAACTGATGGCATCATCAACGCAGTCATCGACTTGTTCTTCTGTGACATTTACTTCAACAACAGGTTTACCCAATCGTCGCAAGCAACGTTCTTTGAATTGATCTCTTGTTGTTGATATTGCCATTTTCAATCCTTTGTTCGGAGTAGTTTTTGATTATTTATATAACAAAAAAACTGGAGAGAAACTCCCTCCAGTTTAGTATTATTTCTTTTTTTATTATTATTAGCCAGTAGTTTGTTTAACCCAATCGACTAGTTTATCATATTTATCCTTGACCCATTTTGGCTGAGGAAGTAGGTTCCAACCAATTACCAGTCCAATTGCCATGCCAACTAAAAGAGTTAACATTGTAGTCTCCTTATTTTTTATTAGGAATAAACGTTCTAGTATTTATATTATACTTGTCGTTGAGGTAATACATTGATCGTGACCCGAACCAAAACCCCATCACGGCACCAAAGATTGCGACTGTATGAATATCCCAAACTGCGTTAAGCACTTCGATTCCATTATATCCATTTTGAAACATTAGAGATGCAGCAGCGATTTTAATACCGCAAAACATGAAGAAAAAAAAGTACGTAAGGAGAGGTCGAATAGAAGCTCTAAGTGTGTTAAGAGTGTCATTATAAACAATAGAAGTATCATGTTGTCGAACAGATACACTCTCGTTTGCCTCGGCCTTAACAGCCTCAGTAGCAAATTGCATATCCAATCCACGAGCCGCTGCTTCCAACTTAATCTTTGTAAGCTCCAGTTCATACTTATACGACGTCCTCATTTCTAGTATTTTAACGATGTTTGGAATAATTCCTCCCAGAACACCGAAGATTGTTGACAATATAGCTATCATTTATTTTGCCTTCTTTTTATTGTTGGAGGTGGTTCATCTGGAAATTGTTGTTTTTTAACTTCTGCTGGTCTATCTAACGATGACATCTCAAATGAATCTCTTTGCATTTCCATACCAAAAGGTGACATATTAATTTTTTCTTGGGTTCTACCCCATGCAGTAATACCAACAATTGCCATCATTGCCATATGGAATAGTCCTCCGCCTCTGGAAGTAAGAGGAATCCATTGTGTAATTGTTTTTGCATCTTGTTGAATAATAGACCAGATGATTGGTCCAATTATGAAATCAAATAGACAGATTGTGAAGTATAGCCAGGCCATTGCTGGTCTCCACAATCTGTTTGGTTTTGATAAAAGAAGTGATTTTGAGTTCATTTGAATCCTATATTTATTGTCAATTGGTCCCAGAAGGATATTCCCAAGTTAATGTTATGTACAAAACTCCTCCCGAGATAGATGCAGACATACCAATCATAGTAGCCCCAACCACTGGTCTGTTTCCATTTGTAATAGAAACACTTCTTGGATAAGAAGCTGCAGCATATCCTCCAAGATATGAAGCATTTGTTGCATTTGTTGCATTTGTTGCACTACCAGCTGAGGTTGCATAATTCACTGAGAAGTTTGCTGGGTTCCATACATAATGATTGCTTCCATCATTTGATCCCCACAGCCATGTTGGTTGTCCACTTTGACCAGACCAATTAAAGGTCATGGCAGTTCCATTCCCTCCTCCCATTGAAAGGGTCGATGCTTTGGTAGCAAGAGTTGCTGAAGAAGCTGTTGTTGCACTTGAAGCACTGCCAGCCGAAGTTGCATATGACGCACTGGTGGCACTGGTTGCTGAAGTTGCCACTTGCGAATACACTGAATATTGAGCGGAATTGACGTTGAAGTTTCCAGGAACCCATACATAATGATTGACGCCATCGTTACTTCCCCAAAGATAACTTGGTTGTCCGGTTTGACCAACCCAATTGAAAGTCATTGCCGACCCAGTTCCACCATTTTGCGACAAAGTAGACGCTTTAGTGGCAAGAGTTGCCGAAGAAGCTGTTGTTGCACTTGAAGCACTGCCAGCCGAAGTTGCATAATTTACAGAAAAGTTTGCTGGATTCCAAACTAGCGTTGAAGATCCGTCATTCGTACCCCAAAGATATGTTGGCTGTCCAGATTGACCTGAAAATGCAAACGTCATAGCAGTTCCATTGCCACCACCTTGCGAAACAGTAGAAGCTTTAGTGGCAAGAGTGGCATTTGATGCTAAAATAGTATAAGATCCAGACAATCTTGCTGATGCAATCGTTCCTGTTAAATTAGTTGCATCGAGATAGTATGAACTCAATTGACCATTCAAGTATGTTGCATTATTCGATGTGATGTTATAAGTGCCAGACAATCTTGCCGATGGAACCGTTCCAGTTGTTAATTGAGTAGCATTTAGCGTAGTTAATAACGATCCATTACCAGAAAAGCCGTTTGCACTAACTCCGGTGGAATTTGCTGTTACGTGAGTAGTTGTTGAATTCGCGACTACCAGACCATTACGAACTACGAAATTTTCAGCTGCCATTTTTTTGCTCTTCTTGTTTCTGTTCTTTTTCTTATGGATTCTTCTGAAAGTTTCTTGCCTTTATTGACAATAGAAAGATTTCTTTTGTGTTCTTCACTAAGCGTTTTGCCTTTATGGGACGCTGACATTTTTTCTTTATGTTCTTTACTAAGTGACTTACCTTTTTTACAAATAGAAAGTTTTTTTCGTGTTTCGTCGCTAATTTGTGTTCGTTTTTCAGAATATTTATATGCAGCTTTCATTTTTTGCTTAGTTTCTTCGGTGTGTTTTTTACCTTTATTCGCACTAGACAATTTTCTTTTTGTATCATTTGCAAGTTTTATTCCTTTTTTTGCATCAGATATTTTTTTCTTTGTTTCTTCAGATAATTTTTTGCCTTTTCTTATGCTTGATATCAATGATCTAAAATCATCTGTTACTCTATTTTTCTGTGAATCGGACATTTTCTTTTTAGTTTTATCTGAATGTCTCAAACCTGAAGAACCTTCACCACCATCTGTTAAGTTTCTTAAAATGCCAGTTCCATTATCTTTACGACCATGCCAGCGAATTAATCTTCTTTCTAATGCAAACGCACCAAGTTCTGTTAAATTTGATTCGCAAACAACTATTCTTGATATGTCTTTCGGCCTATTTATTGAATTTATTCTTTTTTTAAATAACCTATTGCCTTTACCTTTACCTATATAATAAGGCGTACCATCTTTTCTAAGAAAAGCATAGACGTAATATATTAATTTTGGTTGCGTATAAATAGACATAAGCTGATACTCCTGTAAGTATTAGAACGGTTAGAGACGCCAATCTCGTGAACCGTATTTTTTTGATTTTCGGCTGCCATTTCGGTTCATTCTCCCCTGAAATGTGTTTCTATTTTTATTATTTATTAATAAGGTTGAATTACGATTTGTTCAGCCAAAATCTTCTTGTATACAGCATTATGTGGATTGACTGGAACTTCAATTGTTCTTCCATTATATGTCAATAAAATTTTCGTTTGTTCTTCGTTAGCATATTTAGCTGTTTTCATTTGAAACCTCTGGTAATGGAATGTCTGGTTCTGGTTCTCTTACTGGTTCAAGTATTGGTCTGCCAAATTCGTCAGTCCATTGTGTATCAAGCATGTGTTGGTCTTGTCTTTCACCAATAACCATCCAAGAAATTGTATCTATTGAAGATTGGTTTTGTGAAATGATTGTTAGGATATTGTCAGAAACTGATCCACGGACCAAATCCCATCCTGAATCATTTTGTAGGAATACTTGAATGTTTCCGTTGAGTGCAGAGAATGTTCCTTCAGTCATACCAACATGAGTATCTATATTAACTGTTGCTTGTCCGTTTTCTAATTGGACTTTACCACGATAGATGTTATCTGCCGTTGGAGCTTCAACGAATGAATGAACGAGATTGTGAGTTTCAGATAGTTCGGGAAGAGGATGTGGAATTTTGAATGATCCTGAACCTTTTGATAGAGAACCTGAAAAATAAGCATTTCCCGATCCATATGCTGCATATGATGAATATGCTCCATACAATTGAGTGTTATTAACAGAATTATATGCATATACGCCAATACCACCACTGAGATCAGTTCTTCCTACAACTCCATGACTATTGGTAGATTGCCCATACACACCATAATTTGAGGTAGAATCACCTCTCGTAGCTACACCAGTAGATGAAGTTCCATATACACCAGTTGAAGATGATGAGTTACCTCTTACACCTACGCCAGCCGATGAATTTCCATAAATAGTTCCTTCAACATGAAGTTTATAAGAAGGAGAACTTGTACCAATACCAACATTACCAGCAGAAGTGATTCTCATTCGTTCTGTTAGTGCATTTCCTGATGCCCCTGTTATCTTGGTATTAATTACCAAATGAGATGCGAATGCACCATCATCTATTGTATTAATACGAGCATGTGTGCTCTGTGATCCGGCTCCTATATAATCTAAAGCTGCACCTGCACCTCCTCCTGCACCTAGATTAGATAAAGCGAGAACAGAAGAAACAGTACTAGCAGAATCACTTCTAACTTCTAATTTTGCCCCAGGTGATCCAGTACCAATACCAACATTGCCGCCGTTTACAAATGTTGCCACGGGATTAACTAAATCTCCACCAGAAAAAATTCCCAGTTTGTTACCAGAAAGCGACTGTAACCGAAAATCCCAATCATTCGCTGTAGGACGAAGCATGAGATATCCGCCGCTTCGAATTTCAGTTATACCTCCTTCAACAGTAAAGGTGCTTGTTGGACTACTTGTACCAATACCAACATAACCAGCAGAAGTGATTCTCATTCGTTCTGTCGGTGAACCAGCAGAAGGAGTTGTTAAAAAGGCCAGTGATCCTTGATAATTGCTAATATCAGAACTACCGACCAATCCTTGTATTCCCGATAGAACTTTTCTTACTGATGATGCACCAGTCGTGGTCATATAGTGTGATAATTGTAAAGTATATCCTGAAGGATTTGATACATCGAACGATGTGGTAGAACCAGCATTAACTGTAAATTTTCCATCTGGAGTTGTTGTACCAATACCAACATTACCATCAGAAGTGATTCGCATTCGTTCTGCTGAATTGGTTATAAAATATAAAAATGAGTTCGTTTCAGCACCAAGCCATACACCACCACTATCTGCCCCTGACAATAGAGTAGATGCTGTTCCACTAGTATTAACTAACCGAAATCTTGGATTTGAAACATTACCAAAATAATAATTCCCTCCACCTCTAACATCTAATGTACCTGATGGACTACTCGTACCAATACCAACATTACCAGCAGAAGTGATTCTCATTTTCTCAGATGAAGATAGGGTTCTGAAAGAAAATCCACCATCATAATTGTCCAAATATAACATTCCATCTGTAAATGGAAACATATGAACACCGTTTGTCCCAGAAATGTGTGACCCGGAATTATCTTTAAATTGTAGTTGACCTATTCTTAACAAACCATTCGTTGCACCACCAGACACTTCCAATGATGCCCCTGGACTACTCGTACCAATACCAACATTACCATTAGAAACAAAATAAGCAGAGGTTCCAACAGTAAATGTATTGGAACCAACTGCCAAAGAAGTAGACGTTATTGAAACACTATTTGAACTGGTATTTACACTTAAATACTGTCCAAGTTCTCCAAGTTCTCTATTGTTTGCCATTACTCTTCTTTAAATGTTGTGTTTGGTGGTTGAGGCAATTGTTCATTTGCCTGACGCTTGACTTCCTCGATCAATTGAAATACATTCTCATATGGCATACGTCCAAGTGCAAACAGAATCGCATTTACTTGTTCAAGTGAAAAGTTAAATTTTAAATTGTCCATAATATCCTCCATTATTATTGCCAAGGTGGTGGTAAAGAAGCCGTCACGGGATTCTTCAAACTATTTATCTGTGTTTCAAGACTTGTTTTTAATTGATCAACATCGAGTTTATCTTCAATCCAAGAAACAATATCTTCTTTGGTTAGAGCATCAAACTCAATGAAAGATGTTGTTACTGGTGGATCAAGTGATACAGAACCATAGACATCAGCAGAATGTGAATCTTCTGTTCCAAGCAATCTCCAATGGACATTGGTTACAATCTTTTCTAGTCCATCTTCTGATAGTTTAACGTCAAGTGCTGATATCGTCCAAGTATATTGTATTGCCATTACTTATTCTCCAGTTGTTGTATTCTTTGTTCAAGAGTCTCGATTTTGTCGGCTGCTTCTTGAAGTGCTTTAATTAGAATTGGGAACATCTTCATTGGGTCTGCTTCCCACCTATCAGGATTTTCTTTATGAACCAGTCTTGTGTATTGTGGGTATCCAAATTGTTGTTCGACTTGATCTAATTCTTGAGCAATGAAGCCAAAGTCTTTTCTTCCTTTTCTTGACCCATCACGAGTATTCCAGTCAAACATAACTGGTCTTACTGCTCTAATGAAGTCTAGGCCAACTGGAAGATTTTCAATATTGGTCTTATCACGAATGTCCGATAGTGTTGAGATTGTTGTATCAGCACAACGAAGGTTTGAGATATTTGCATCACCAAGAGTAAATTCATTAGAAACTGTTGCCGATGATGGCTGGGCATTATAACCAAGAAGGGTGTTATTTGATCCTGTTGTGATATTGAAACCGGCAGATTGTCCAACTGCTGTATTAAATTGTCCTGTTGTATTGGAGTATAATGATTCTCTGCCAACCGAAGTATTATAGCTTCCAATTGTATTGGAAAACATCGAAGAAGAACCAACAGCAGTATTTCTTGTTCCGGTGGTATTCGAATATAATGCCTGTACTCCTACAGCGGTGCTTACAATCCCAATTGTATTGTTATACAATGCTTGGAAACCAACGGCTACATTACTAGCCCCAGTGGTATTTGATGTTAATGCTTGCATGCCAATAGCGACATTATTAACCCCAGTTGTATTTGCATAAAGTGCATTAAGACCAAACGCATCGTTGTAGTAACCAGTTGTGTTTGAATATAATGACCCGTATCCAAATGAAGTATTCCAAAATCCAGTTGTGTTTGCAAATAGCGAATAATACCCAACTGCTGTATTATTATATCCAATAGTATTGTTATATAATGCTGCATGACCAACTGCTGTATTAGTAAACCCGGTTGTATTATATCTTAATGCAGCATGTCCAATTGCAGTATTCATATATCCAGTGGTGTTTGCATATAGTGCAAAATAACCCACTGCTGTATTGTAACTTCCGGTTGTGTTTGAATATGAAGAATATGCCCCCAAAGCAACATTCTGACCACCAATTGTATTGGAATATAGTGCTTGTATGCCAAATGCTGTATTGTTTTCTCCAGTTGAGTTTTCTCGCAAAGCCTGCAAACCAACTGCTGTGTTATTAAATCCGGTTGTATTTGCATATAGTGCATCGTATCCGACTGCTGTATTCTGATACCCAGTTGTATTGGTGTATAATGCGTTATTGCCAAATGCTACATTGTAAGTTCCAATAGTATTATAATATGATGCTTGATAACCAACTGCTGTATTATTAACACCAGTTGTATTTGATGCTAACGCTTGCATACCAACTGCGACATTATTGTTCGCAATAGTATTATTTAATAATGCGTAAGAGCCAACTGCTGTATTATATAATCCAGTAGTATTGTTATATAATGCTGCATGTCCAACTGCAACATTGAAGCTGGCAGTTGTATTATTTTGCAAAGCCCCTGAACCAACTGCTGTATTATAAGTGCCGATACTATTTGCATAAAGAGACTGGAAACCGACAGAAGTATTATCAGTTCCTGTTGTATTTGAATTTAGTGACCGACCACCTAATGCTGTATTATAATTGCCGATAGTATTCGAATACAACGCATAATAACCAACTGCTATGTTATTAACACCTGTTGTATTTGAATATAGTGCATTAACTCCAACTGCTGTATTTTGTGCTCCATCTGTCGTTGATCTTAGTGCCTGATAACCGATCCCCGTATTATCATCCCCATTATTGATAAAATATAAAGAATATGCACCAATAGCAGTATTCCTATCAGCATTATAACTTGATTCTGCCGCACTTCTGCCAATAGCAACATTATTATTTCCAAAATTATGAAATCTTAATGCATAATATCCTATTGCAACATTGTCTGTTGTGCCTCCAGCGTTAGGCATTGATTCGTGTCCAACAGCAGTATTTCGAGCACCTGTTGAATTATACGAAAGAGCAAGGTTTCCAACTGCCGTGTTTTGAATGCCGGTTGTATTTGTTTGTAGTGCCGAAGACCCAACGGCTGTATTTTCCCTGCCTATTGTGTTTGAATACAATGAGTTAATGCCGACAGCAACATTGCTATATCCAGTAGTATTTGTATATAACGCTCTATAACCAACTGCTGTGTTTTCATTTCCTGTTGTATTATAATATAGTGCTCTATGACCAACACCTACGTTATATTGTCCTATAGTATTAAAAGCGAGGGATTCATCACCAACTCCAACATTGCGTATGCCTGTGGTATTTGTATAAAGTGCTTGATAACCAACACCTACATTATTATTACCTGTAGTATTATTAAAAAGTGCTGCATAACCAATACCTACATTATAACTACCTGTGGTATTATCATAAAGTGCTGCATAACCAATACCTATGTTGCGTATGCCTGTGGTATTTGTATAAAGTGCTTGATAACCAACACCTACATTATTAACACCAATCGTGTTTGAATATATTGCTCTATAACCAACTGCTGTATTATTAATACCAGTTGTATTATTCTCTAAAGCATCAGCACCAACGGCAATATTGGTGCTGGAATAACCAGCACCATCATAATCAAGAACGACATTTCCTTGGATTTTTAAAGCCATTGGTACTTACCCTTATCTCCTAAGTAATTTAATCCATTGATAGAAGTTTCCAACCCATCTCTTGGAACCAGAGTGACCACAATTAATAAGTGGATCAATATATACTTTCTCACCAACAGTCTT